GGGGAAACCCTAGAACAAACCGCGTCAAGAGTTGCTCAGCAATGGTCCGATGAGCAAGACGCAAAAATCAGAAGAAAGGCAAAGCATCATCGTCTTAAAGTGCTTTGAATAAATGGTAACCAATTGGTAAAGGAGAACCCTATGAACCCCGCATGTAATTTTTGTAATAACACCGACAGCGTTTGCTGTCACGAAGCGATACGCACTGACAACAAAGCAGCTCGCCACATCATCGACCCACAAGATGAGCATTACAACAAGCAGGCTGACAGCCATGTTTTTATGATGAATGGTTTGCTTGTGGCCAAAGACGTGCCAATGCCAAAGGCGGGTGTGTGATGGCAATCGTATTTTTTAACGCGCTTTTGATTATGCGGTTGCAAAACTGGCAAAAAAAGATTGATGGTCAAGACGCGCCAAGCTATCCAATAAGACGCTGGCATCCGGCTTACATCAATTATTTAGCAGCATTTTACGACGCCCACTACCAATACCCAACGCGCACAATATTTATTGTGCCGACTAACACAAGCAGGAGACCAAAACAATGAGTGAACTTGATAAATACGGCAAGCACGACCCACTGGCACAGCACTCAAGCTATGCCAAAAAATCAAAAATTACCGTAGCTGATACTGATGCTTGGTTAAAGAGACATGGTAATGGCATGGACCGACTTAAAAAAACCGAAAAGACCAGCGTGGGAAATATCTGGTCGCAATACGGCAAAGTCAGTACCGTGACGCTCATTTACCGCCACTTAAACGTGCATGGTGAAATTGTCCCCAGTGACATTCAAGATATGTCATGCCGTCGCTCGGTGCATGGCCAATGTCAAAAAATGGTTAAAAGCGGTGAATTGGTAGCATTTAAAGACAATCGCTTTATTAAGGATGCTAATCAAAAGTATTTAGTTAACGGCTTTAAACGCGCATGAAAAAACCCAAACGACGGCCATCGTTTGGGTTTAGGTATCAATCAAGAAGGAATTAAACATGAATGATTTAGCGATATTAAAACAAACGGCACAAACAATGTCAAGCCGAGAGATTGCACAGCTATGTGAAAAACAACATGGCCATGTTTGCCGTGACATTGAACAACTCAACCAAACCTATGAGCAAATGGGCTTATCCAAAATTGGACAGGGGTATTATACCCATCCAAATACAGGCTCACAGCAACATCGTGAATTTTTACTCACCAAAGAACAGTCAATCGACTTGGTGACTGGCTACCGCGCTGATATCCGTATTCGTATCAATCGCCGTTGGCAAGAGCTTGAAACCCAACCACCAAGAGAATTATCCCGCCTTGAGATTTTGCAAATTGCATTACAGGCAGAGCAGGAAAAAATTGCATTGGAATGCAAGGTCAATGAGCTGCAACCGAAAGCAGATGCTCTTGACCGCATTAGTCATGCTATCGGCAATCAAAACGTGCGAGATACCGCGAAAACCTTGGACAAGAATCAAAACCAATTTGTTGATTGGTGCTTAAAGAATGACTGGCTATATCGTGACGATGCCAGCCGTTTAAAGGCATATCAACATCGTATTAATCAAGGCTTTATGGCGCAAAAATCAGTCATCTATAAAGGTCAAGATGGCGCAGAGCGAGTAACCATGCAGCCAATGTTTACACCAAAAGGCATCACCCACTTAGCTAATAAATTTAATAAGGCGATAGCGTGATGACTATGAACAGAGATACGGACTTACTCATGGATAAGTGGCACAAGACGCCAAACGCTATCATAGATAGTATTGTTGGCACTCATATAAGCGCGAGTGCTGGATGGATAGTCATGACAGTTATTCGCCATACCGACGGATTTGGACGTGATTCAACAGCCATTCCTACAAGCGTTTTTATGCGCGTGCTTGGGACCGAGCGCGCTAAAACAGCTTATAAGTACATTAATGAAGCCATTGATTCAGGACTGATTGCTGTCGTTAAGAAAAATGGAAAGGTTAGTGAATATTCCATTAACAAAAAATGTCCTATTTGGTATGGCGTTGACGAGCTAAAAGAGTCAAAACCAGTGGCACTTTCCGCCACTACTCAACCAGTGGCGGAAAGTGCCACCAGTGGCGAAAAAGTAAATAAACCAGTGGCACAAAACGCCACTGCCACCAGTGGCGAAAAGCGCCACACTTATAAAGACAATAAGAAAGACAATTTAAATACAAAAGATATTAAAGAAAAAAATAAAAAAGAAAATTCGCTAAAAACTCAAAGCTCGAAATCAGAAAACTTTGATCCTTTGAATTTTGAAATTCCAAGTTATGTAAATCCTGAACTTTGGAAAAGCTATCACGAAATGCGAAAAGCCAAAGGCAAAAAATTAATCGCCACCGAAAACGCTTGTCAGTTAATCATCAAGGATTTTGAAGCTTGGCATGAGAACGGTTTAGACGTTAACGAGTCCTTAGAGAAATCAATTAAATCAAGTTGGACTGGTGTTTTTGAGCCAAAACGCAGAATCAATCAACCGCAGAATTTAAACCAAGGATTTAACCATGCAAACCATCAACCAAGTAATCAGCCACAGCAGTTTGACACTAGCACAACCTTCGGCTATGCAAGCAAGCTCACAGCAGATGCCCAAGCATACTACGCACAGCAAGCAGCCCAGCAACGAACTGACGGAAGCAATCCGGTTGATGTTCATTGCATGGAAAGCACGTTTTAAAAACAAAATGCAAACGCGCAATGAAGCAGAGTTTGATTGGTCGTTCCCAATGGTTTTAGTTTGGGCGCAAGAATTAACTGACAAACGCGTTACCATCAAAGAGTTTGAGTTGGCTAAAAAACGCTCGATGGACTTAGATTGGATGCCAAACAATGCTGTAGAGTTTTTAAGACTGGTACGCGGTGAAAATATCAATCCTTATCCGTCGTTAGAGACTGCCTTTCATGTGGCCTGTCAGAATTGCGGTATGCGTGGCAATGCTAGCCGTAACTGGACGCATGAGACCGTACACGAAGCGGCAACTCGTATCGGTTTCGGGGTATTGGCAAGTGCCACGGAAAAGTTTAAGCCAGAATTTGCGCGCGTTTATATGCAAGTTATCAATGAGTTTGACAATGGGGCAAGTTTTACCATTCCAGAGTCACGCCGCATTGAACAAAAACATATTCCCGCCGATGAAAAGGTTGCCGATGATCACTTAGCAAAAATCAAAGCCATGTTAGCGGGGGTGGGCGCGTGAACCTAGCACAAATCAAAAAAATCGACCCATACAAATTGCCAGGCGCTCACAAATGCGAAGGCGATAAGTTTTATGGTTACATGAAAATGAGCCTAGGTCAACGTGATACCGTCGAAGATGCGATCTATCACACAACGTATGCCGGTGATTGGGAGTATTACTCGACCACCATCTTGGGCAAGGAATATACCAAGTCAATCAAGCGCCTTGGTATCAAAAAAGGCGATTCAGTTGAGCGTAATTTTCGCATCACAATTCATTTGGTTGACTACGACAATCCGAAAAATAAGGCGGTAGAGACTTTTACTCATGATGAGCCGCTTGATGCGTTTGAGATGGCTAAATTGCTATACAAGCTGGCTACGGATATGGCTGAACAATACCCTGATACTCGTATTGATTATGGTCAAAGTTACGCGGTGGTAAGAGCATGAAATATTTATCACTTTTTAGCGGTATTGAAGCGTGTACGGTAGCGTGGAAACCTTTAGGGTGGGAATGTGTGGCTGTGGCTGAAATTGAGCCATTCCCATGCGCAGTATTAGCGCATCACTATCCAAATGTACCAAACCTAGGTGATGTTACCAAAATCACCGAGCAACAAATTAAAGAATTAGGGCAAATTGACTTGGTGGTGTTTGGCTCACCTTGTCAAAATTTATCAGTAGCGGGCAATCGTAAAGGCTTGCAAGGCGAATCATCAGGGTTATTTTATGAAGCAATTAGACTTATTTCATACGCAAGACAGCATAATGGGTGCAGATTTGCATTGTGGGAAAACGTCCCTGGTTCATTTTCAAGCAACAAAGGCGATGACTTTAGAGAAGTGGTTAGAGAATTATCAGCTAACCGAGATATTAACACCCCCAAAAACGGCTGGGGCAACACGGGCGTTGCGTTGGGCGAAAATGGACTTGTCGAGTGGCGAGTGCTGGACGCTCAATACTTCGGATTGGCACAGCGACGCAAGCGTGTGTTTGCTATCGTCGATTTTGGAAACTGGACGGATAGACCCCCGATACTACTTGAGCCGAAAAGCTTGTGCGGGAATACTCCACCGAGCCGAGAAACGGGGGAGAAAGTTGCCACAGATACTCAAACAAGCATTAGGGCAACGGATAGCACAGTCTATGGATTAAATTCACAACAGCCACCTGCACGGCTGACCGAAGAATATTGCGACACCCTTGTTGCGAGTAACTACAAAGAACCAATGGGTGTGTTTTGTGTCCACGGCACCCAAGACCCAATCACAAGCGAAACCACGGCAAACTGTTTAGGGCGCAACCAAGGACAGGAGAATGTAGTTACCTATCAAAAACCAGTTTTATTTGATGTTTATCAACATCACGGTTGGCGCGTTGGTGAAACATGCGGAACTCTAACTTGTGGGCAAAATGATTCTATCAGGGGTGATACGCCATTGGTTATGCAAAGACAGGCTATATCGATAGCAGGCAATATCATAGGGCGCTCACCGCAAAACGGTGGCAACGGCAATGGTTTTGATGAAGAAGTTTGCTACACACTTACCACGGCAGACCGTCATGCGGTTGCCGCAAACTCAATCATCCGTCGTTTAACCCCAGCGGAATGTGAAATTTTGCAGGGCTTTCCACGAAATTACACCCAAATCCCATATCGCAAAAAACCCGCCCACCAATGCCCAGACAGCCCACGCTACAAAGCGTTAGGTAATTCAATGGCGGTGCCAGTAATGCAATGGATTGGCAAGCAAATTCAAAAGGCAGCTGCGGTATGAGCAAAGGCAACCGTTATTTTGCAGTAAAAATCAAATTATATATGCCTTGGGTGAGCAACCCCAAGGCATGGTCATCAACTTACATCGAAGATTTGCTTTTTGACGAAGAAGAATACAGACCTTCTCATGCATACATCGAGCAATCAGCAAATGAAGCGTTTGGACTTTTTGACCGCATCGAAATCCTAAATATTGAAGAACTGACCAAGGCTGATTTTGAGCATATCACCAAAGATGGTGACTGGACTGAGGAAACTTTTTTGGAAAAACATAGAAGAATCTTTGAGCAATCGCTAGAAGAACGCCGACGAATTAAAAGCATTGAAAACAGCCAAAATATACCTAGACGCAAGCCAGTTTTAAAGGTTTTGGAAGGTGGCAAATGACCCGCCTTCGCCACCGAAACCATAAATTAACAAGCACGGGCTACTACGTCTGTGGTGTTAAGCGAGGTGAGCTCACTTGGCGAGACAGTAGAACCAATCAGCTCATGACAACTAAATATATCAGCGGGCGCATCATCGAAAGCCCGCACAATGAGAGCCTGCATCCGGCATTGTGGGCTTCATGGCAGTTAAACGGACAGGCAATTAAACACGAATTTGGGGATTTAATTTTATGAGTGATTTATCAAAAGTAGCAGAAATTCATTATCAAATGGAACAAAACAGAGAATTTACTTATTGCAGTTTGTTATCTGAGTATTTAAAAAAATTTTCTAGCAAGACTAAAAAAACTATGTCTGATATCAGTAAAGCAACAGGGATAAGTGTGCCTGATATTAGCGGATATCGCAGTGATAGAAAAATACTGACCGAAGAAAATGCAATAAAACTCGCTGATTATTTTAACAGTGTTAGAAAGTGTGAGCCAATTAAGCCTAGCGAACTTCTTGCTATGCAATCTGTAGGTCAAATGGTCAACTTAGTAGAAGCACGAAAAGAGCGTGACGAATTTATAGCTAATATTTTAGGTGAGGCTACCCATGACGCGCGTAAAACTCAACAAGTATGACCAATCGCAAGGCTTGGATTTTTTCAAGGATACGGAATTTATCAGACAGCAAATTGCATTAAAGCATCGATACCGCATCCGCAGGCATTACAACAATAACAGACAGTACAAGGATAAAAAGCAGCATGATAGTAGGAATTGACCCAGATTTAGATAAAAGCGGCGTGGCGCTACTTGGTGACAATGGGCTGCAACTCATAAATTTAACCTTTTTTGATTTATGCGGCGTACTAGAGATTGAGCGCAAGAAAATAAAAAAGGTGTATGTGGAAGCCGGTTGGCTGAACAAAAAATCTAACTTCCACAACATTGATAAAAATATGCCGATTTATAAGCGTTTAGCGATCTGCGAAAAGGTTGCAAAGAATGTCGGTGAAAATCACGCGACAGGAAAGTTAATCGTTGAAATGGCAAAGGGTATTGGTCTTGAAGTGGTGCTAGTAAAACCAACAAGCAAGAAACTCGATCAAAACCAGTTTAAGAAAATAACAGGATATGGCAAGCGCACCAATCAAGAGCAACGTGATGCCGCAATGTTAATTTTTGGTAGGTAATTTTATGTTAGAGAACAACATCCCCAAAAGAGTTAAAAATATCCAAGGTGAGAAATTCAACAAATTAACAGCCGTTAAATTTGTTGGGATGAATAAATGGCGTTTGCGTTCAGCTATATGGCTTTTTAAATGCGATTGTGGAAATGATACAGAAGCTGTAGCGATTGAGGTTAAAAGAGGCTTAGTTCGCATGTGTCGTGAATGCGCGATGAAAGAGAAAGGGCGTCGGTCAATTGGCGAGCGTTTCGGCAGTCTCACTTTGGTGCAAAATACCGGAAAATTAGTACACGGTACTTATATCTGGCAATGCAGATGCGACTGCGGAAATATTTGCGAGTTTTCAGTAAAAAAACTTAGAGAGGGTATTAAGCAATGCTATGAGTGCAAGCCAAAAACAGGCGTCATCAAAGATATTACGGGTCAAAAATTTGGAAATCTGACTGCGGTAAAGAAAGTAGGCAGTAACAAACACTTTCAAACCAAATGGCTCTGCCAGTGCGATTGTGGCGGGCAAAGAATAGTATTATCCCACATCTTAAAAAGCGGCGATGTAAAAGGCTGTAAATCTTGCAGAGGTAATAAAAAGCAAAAATAAACCCTGCGCGAAGCAGGGTCTAGCGGTAATTCAATTTTATGAAGGCGTTGCAGCGAACAACATACCTAATATAGTTGAACTAAGATATGCGGTCAAGGGGTTGAGTGATGGTACAAGCAAAAGTTAGAAATGATTTTGATACAAGGGAAGTGGTACTAGATGCAGTCAAGGAATTATTTAGTTGCGACAATGTAGCTACGCGCGCAACTATCACTGAGTTGACAGGGCTAAAACAATCGCTAGTCGATGACTGCTTAAAGCATTTATGCGACGAAATGATGATAAGACGGTTAGAGCGTGGCTGCTACGCACCAGTGCAGCGCTTCCCTGCGCCGCGCCCCATGTGGCAGACAATTTTGCCGGATGGTACGGTCAAGGTCGAGATTGGGGACGATCATGTGTTGACGCTAACGCCACGCGAAGCACGCACTATTAGTATGATGATGGCAGGCTTTACGATGCAGGCGCATAACATCGCTATCGAAAATCACACAGGCGTACTGGCTAATAACTTGCAGCAAGAAGTTGCGATGCTACGCCGTGAATTAAATAGGGCATCGAAGGGCAAGCGAAAAGAATGTGAGTGATTGCGTTCATTAAGAACCCTAGCCCTCTAAGGTTTAGGGGTTTTTTTTGTCTGCGGTAAAGTGTCTGTATTTATCGCGGGTGAACTATGGCTGAACGCAAACAAATTGATTGGGAAAAGATTGAGCTTGATTATCGCGCTGGCATTAAGACGCTCAGGCAGATTGCAGATGAACATGGTATTTCAAACCCTGCTATTGCCAAGCGCGCCAAAAAAGAAGGTTGGGAGCGAGATTTATCTGCCAAGATTGCCAAGAAAGCAGAAATTTTAGTTAGCAAGGAAATGGTTAGCAAAGAAGTTAGCAAAGAAAAGATGCTAACCGAGCAGGTGATTATCGATGCCAACGCTAACGCCTCAGCCACCGTACAACTTCGCCAGCGCAAAGACGTTGCCCGCTATCAAGACTTGATGAATAAGCTATTTGAGGAATTGGACACAATCAGCGGTCAAGATAATGCAGACGCGCTTGAGCAGTTATCCGTGATGATTGAAAACGAAGGACTTGCCAGTGAAGATGCGTTGATTCAATTCAAACGAATATCCAGCCTTGGCAGTCGCGTCAAAGTAGCCAAGGACCTAGGCGATACGATTGCTAAATTGATTCCACTTGAGCGCACTATCTACAAGATGGACAAAGAAGTCGAGGAACGCAAAGACCCATTGGGCGACTTACTCAAGTCCTTAACCAATACCAGTAATAATAACTTTGGCGTTGTTGATGATGACCCAGAATATTGACGCGCTACGTACTTGTACCGGGTGAACACTCACAACAAAACAATTCTAGGCGCGCAGCAACGCCTAAATCGGTTAAAAAACAAACAAAAGGAAATTAAGTTATGAAATACCGCAAAAAACCAGTTGTTATCGAAGCAATACAGTTTGATGGCGCAAATAGCCAAGATGTATCGGACTTTATGGGCGACCATGAAGGTATAGATGGGCGCTCATTTGTGATGGGCGAGAATGTTTTTATCTCAACACTTGAAGGTATGATGACTGCGAATGTTGGCGATTACATTATCAGAGGCGTAAATGGTGAGCTTTACCCATGTAAGCCAGATATTTTTGCTAAGACCTACGAAAAAGCAGAATGACCCAAATAAACATTGCTCACGACACGCCGCTACTGCCACTACCCACCGACGCTGAAACATTGGCAAGGTGTTTGGCTGACCCGTATTGGCGCGTGTTTAGCGGGTGTCTCTACAAAATCATGATTAAGGGCGATGGTGACGATGAAACGCAAGACGTTTCAGTCATGCCGTTTAAGCCCAACGCCGCGCAGGAGAAGTTTGTTAATCGCTTATGGCATCGCAATGTGATACTTAAAGCGCGCCAGTTGGGTTTAACTACACTTGTCGCTATCTTGTGGCTCGACCATGCTTTGTTTAATGCCGATCAGCGCTGCGGTATTATTGCTCAGGACCGAGAAGCCGCAGAAGTTATCTTTCGTGATAAGGTCAAGTTTGCTTATGAGAATTTGCCAGAGCAAATCCGCGAGCGATTTCCACTAGGCAGAGACAGCGCCAGTGAGCTGCTATTTGCCCATAACAATTCATCAATCCGTGTGGCAACGTCCATGCGTTCTGGCACCATTCACCGATTGCATATATCTGAGTTCGGTAAAATCTGCGCCAAGTTCCCCGACAAAGCCAAAGAGGTAATGACCGGCTCAATCCCTGCCGTACCATCAAACGGTATCTTAGTGATTGAGTCCACTGCTGAAGGGCGAGATGGTAGCTTCTTTAAAATCTGTCAGACTGCGCAGGCAAACTTTGCTCAGCGCAAAAAGCTTAACTTCCGTGATTATCGCTTCCACTTTTACGCATGGTGGCAAGAGCCCAAGTATCGCATGGATAGCAGCATGGTATCGATATCACCTAAGCAACATGAATACTTTGATGAGGTTGAGACCATTGTTGAGCGTGATATGGGAATCACCGCCAAGATTGATGTGGACCAGCGCGCATGGTATGTGGCAACCATCGAGGCTGACTTTGAAGGCGCTGACGATAGGATGTGGCAAGAGTACCCGTCATATCCTGCCGAAGCGTTCCAAGTGTCAACCGATGGCAACTACTATGCTAAAGACATGGCATTGCTGCGTAAGCGTGGTGGTATTACCAATGTGCCTGAGCTTGACATGCCGGTTAACACCTTTTGGGATATTGGTAACAGTGATGGCTGTGCGATATGGTTTCATCAAGACAGCAACGGGCAAGATAGGTTTCTTGATTACTATGAAGCCCGCGGCGAAACGCTCAAACACTATGTGGCCAAGCTCAAAGAGAAAGGCTATGTATTTGATACCCACTATTTACCCCATGACGCAACCCATGAGCGGTTAAGCGACTTCAACAAATCCACGCTGCAGATGCTACAAGATTTAATGCCCGGTGAAAGGTTTGTTGTTGTGCCGAGGATATCATATCTTATGGATGGTATTCAGCAAACGCGCGCTTGTATGCGCAACTACTACTTTGACCAAACTAACTGCAAGCTAGGTATTGATAGGCTAGACGGTTATAAAAAGCGCTGGAATAACGCCGAAACGCGCTATGTTGACCAACCGGATAAATCAAACGGTTGCAGCGAGGGCGCAGACGCACTAAGACAACACGCACAAGCTAAAATGGCAGGCTTGATTGTATCAAGCACCAAGGTGGCGGGTAGCGATTATGAAGAAGATAACGACAACGATTGGCGAACAATGTGAGGATAAGCCATGCTAGATGATTATACCGATGAATTTGTACCTGAGATTGGTGGCATATCATTGCGTGAGTATGAAAACATCGTCAATGAAATAGAAAACCAACCAAGTTGGCGCGCTATCGCCGATCAGGATATGGACTATGCCGATGGTAAGCAGTTAGATAGTGATTTGTTACGCAGACAAAAAGAGCTTGGCATACCGCCAGCCGTCGAAAATCGTATCTCACCCGCGCTTAGGTCACTGTCCGGCTATGAAGCAGTAACGCGCACGGATTGGCGTGTGACCCCGAATGGCGAGGTAGAAGGGCGTGAAGTTGCCGAAGCGATTAACTATAAGCTCAATCAAGCCGAGAAAAAGAGTAAGGCTGACAAGGCATGTAGCAATGCCTTTAGTGCGCAAATAGCCTGCGGCATAGGTTGGGTGGAAGTATCGCGTGAATCAGACCCGTTTAAGTACCCATATCGCTGCCGCGCCGTGCATCGCAATGAAATCCATTGGGATATGACAAGCGAGGAGCCGGACTTATCGGATGCTCGTTGGCTTAGACGTCAAAAATGGCTGCGACCTGAGCGTATCGCTCAAGTATTTCCTGAACATGCTGAATTGGTCTATGCACTAGGCAAGCATGGCTCACAGTGGTATGAGCTTGACCCGATGATGGATGGTGGTGGCGATACTGGCTTACAAGATGCGTGGCATCAGGGTAGGCATAGCACGATTGCTGAGCATCGTTGGTATAACCAAGCCAACAAAGAAATGTGCCTTGTTGAGTTGTGGTATCGCCGATGGGTGACTATTCATGTATTAAAGATGCCAAATGGCCGTGTTGTTGAATACGATGCTGACAATCCTAGTCACATTGCGGCAGTAGCTTATGGCAAAGCCAAGGTGTTAAAAGCCAACGTCTCTAAAGTTAGGCGCTCGTACTGGCTTGGACGCCATTGTCTGTACGATGGTGAGTCTCCTTATAAGCATAGTCACTTCCCCTATGTACCGTTTATTGGGTTTAAAGAAAATTCAAGCGGCGTTCCTTTTGGCTATGTGCGTGACATGCGATTTCCACAAGATAGCCTTAATAGCGGCATCAGTAAACTACGTTGGGCAATGTCCGTTGTCCGAGTCGAGCGCACCAAAGGCGCAGTTGACATGAGTGACGCTCAGCTACGCAAGCAAATTGCCAAGCCAAATAGCGATATCGTTTTAAACCATCAACACATGGCGCAGAATGGCGCACGCTTTGAAGTGCATCGAGATTACCAGCTCACCGACCAACACTATCAAATGCTACAGGATAACCGCGCGTCTATCGTTGCGGTGTCTGATATCACCCAAGGGTTTATGGGTAAGGCTGGTAATGCCACGAGCGGACGCCAAGAGCAAATGCAGATTGAGCAAAGCAATCAATCGCTCGCGGTCATCATGGATAACTTTAGACAGGCGCGTACCTTGATTGGTGAGCAGTTAATGGCTTTAATCATTGAAGATATGGGCAATGACGAACAAGCGGTAATAATCGAGGGTGATGCTATTACGCCTGCGCGTAAAGTGGTCGTTAACAAGCCAGAGGTTGACCCAGAGACGGGCATGATTTATTTGAGCAATGATATTCAGCGTACCGCGCTTAGCGTATCGCTTGAGGATGTGCCAAGTACCAACGCTTACCGCGGACAGCAGCTAAACGCCATGAGTGAAGCAGTCAAATCATTGCCACCACAGTATCAAGCCGCAGTTCTGCCATTCATGATGAGCTTAATGGATATACCGAAAAAAGAGCAGGTCATCGAAGCGGTCAAGCAAGCGCAGCAGCAGCAAACGCCTGAGCAGATACAACAGCAGATTGACCAAGCCGTACAAGACGCATTACTCAAAGCCAATATCGATATCAAAAATAAAGAGTTTGAGCTTAAGCAGCAATTATCAGCCAGTGAGATCAAAGAACGTGAAGCTAAAGCGGTGCAGATTGGTGTTCAGGCTGCGTATGCTGCCATGCAAGCAGGCGCTCAAGTTGCACAGATACCACAGATTGCGCCAGTAGCCGATGAAATCATGAAGTCTGCCGGCTATCAAGTACCAAACCCAATGGGGCAGGACCCGAATTACCCTACTGCGGATATGCCAGTTGCGCCGGTTGGTGATGAGCAATTGCCACAGGTGCAGCAAAACACAAGTCCAGCGATGCCACCTGTCCCACAACAAGCCCCATCGCCGATGCAAGGCGTGGAGACGCCAAGAACGACGGATAATTTGGGGTAGGGTGTAAGGTTTAGTGGCTTTACCGCCAAAACTTATAATCACTCTATTAATTAATTTTTGGGCGAGCCATGATAATCAAAGACATAGCAATTTATCGAGGTGATGACTACCTTTTGGAAATCGCCTTGCTTAATGCAGACAACACACCCGCTGATCTAACGGGTGCAAAAATAGAATTGGCGTTTGGTGAATTAGACAGTGAGCTTACTTATGCCGATATCACGACCAATCAAAATGTTGTGACGGCGGTATTTAGTCACGCTGCTACCAAAGATATTAAGTGGGGAAGTGGCTTATGGGATTTACAAGTAACCCAAGATAGTAAAGTAACAACGGTAGCGCGTGGAAAAATTAAGATAACAAGGGATGTAACGCCATGACCCTGACCGCAGTGATTAGCGAGCCAATCCAAAGCTTGCACGCGACAATCAATACGCGCGCAGAAAGCATTACTGCTACGCTTGACCCCTATGTTATCCAGCAAGCGCGCATTGACTTATATGAGTTAGCTAAGCAAAAAGGGTTTACAGGTACGTTTGATGAGTTTTTAGGCTCGATTGTAGATACGCCATCGCTGATAAGTGATGATAAACCAAACGACCTTAAACTTGGCAGCGATAACAAGCTGCTATCTCAACCAACTGACACCGATTTTTTAGCCTACTACATACTGGCAAAAGGATAATCTTATGGCAACACAACAAGAACGCATAACCGCATTGGCACAAGCAATCGCAAGTGATATTAAAAATCTGACTACTAATCAAGGCTCATTGACTGCACTAACAACTACCAACAAAACATCGCTAGTTGCGGCATTAAACGAGCTAAAAACATCAATCGCAAACGCTACAAACATCAATGACAGCGCAACAAATACCTCTGCGACATGGTCATCCCAAAAAATCAATACTGCAATCAATAATGCGGTATCGTCATTGGTTGACGGCGCAGGCACGACCTTAGATACGCTTAAAGAATTAGCGGATGCCTTAGGTAACGATGCAAATTTTGCAACGAGTATTGCAACGCAAATGGGCAAGCGTGTACGAGTTGACGCAGCCCAAACCTTTACCGTGACTGAGCAAGCGCAAGGTTGTGCAAACTTGGGAATTGGCAATCCCGATACAGATTTTGTGGCAGCTTATACAGCCGCTAAGGCTTAATTGTGATGCTGATTGAAAGAATTAATAGCTTTATCAATGCTGTAGCTAGTGATATTAAGTCTCTATACGATGACAAAGTCAACAAAACAGACGTGATAGCCGTAGCGCAAGGCGGTACAGGTGGCACAGATGTGGCAACGGCTAGAAGTAATTTAGGTCTTGGTACGGCAGCGACAGCAAATGTTACGACTAGCACAGCAGACTCAACCGCAAATAGATTGTTAAAGGTGGGTGATTTTGGAATAGGTGGTGACGCGGTTGTTTTCGGTGTAGCAACTGGCGTTGGGCAGCATAATTATCAAGAAAGCTCAAGTATTTTTAATACATTTCATCGTAGTAATGGCGGTGCTTTTTTTAGTAATACTAGATTTAATATTAACGGCAGAGATACACCACAGTATTTTAATTACTTAGTAAGCGGATTAAATGGGGGTGGGTTATTTGCTATTTGTGGCGATGTAATGGCTGGTGATTTTTTTACAATCACAGGTGCGCAGGACAACAATTATCCACTTAAACTAAACACAATTTATCACGATGGCAGTACGCCAAAACTGACAGGCACGTGGGCAGCGTTAAAAAGCGGTAGTGCAAGCTACAAAAAAGGCTGGCGCAAACTCACTGCAACACTACCAAGTCAGGCTGGTGAGATAACAATAGCGCATGGCGTAACAACAGTTGAAACTGTGCAAGCTAAGGTGACAAATAGCGATGGCATTATCATCTATAATAATGATATTGACCCAGCCAATCAATTTTATGTACGGGTTAATGGCGCAAAATTAATACTAGCTGTGACTGCAAATTCAACGAAAGTATTTGGTCAAGCGGTCACAATTTATGTGGGGGAAGAATTGTAATGACAAACTATGTGCAAACCCAAGACGCGGGTGATATCTATGTTCGTGCTAAATCTATCATCTTAAACAACCCCAAAGATGGGGTTAAGTCAGTTACTTTCGCGCGTGAGCAAATCGTTAATCTAAAAGATGGGAATTATATACCAAGCGATTTATCCGCAATCGTTGGTAATTTTGATGATGACGAGCTAACCAAGACCTTAACGCTATATCACCCATTAACGATGGAAAAATTGGGCGAGAAAAATATTGGCGAATTGGCGCAACAATTAGAGATTTGGTTGTTTAGCTACATGGTCGAGTTAGATAAACGCCAACAGCAACCGCTGAGTGATGTGCCAACGATTTAACAAACACAAGCCACCGTAAAGGTGGTTTTGTATTTCTGTAAGGTGTGAATACCGCTTGACTGCGCTATATCATTAAGCCTGATTGTTTAAACTGCCCTTTACGGCACTCACCGATACGAGTAGGACAGACCAAATGAGTTTGCAGAATATGTTAGATACCGATGATGGCGTGTTAAGTCCAGAAGATGCAACCGCATTGCTTGACAGAGCAATGAATGGCGAAACCATTGAGTTTGACGAGCCCCAAGCCGACGAGCCGACAGTGGAAAGTAGTGAGCCGCCAGCCACTACCGATAGCAAAAACAGCCAAGTCACTGACGAGCAATTAAATGCTGATAACGCAGTGATTATGGCGAAAGACGGTAAACACACAATCCCTTTCGAGAAGTTACAGCAAGCGCGTGAATCCGAGCGTCTAGCGTTGCAACAAGCCCAACAAGCTAATGCAGAGCTAGAAAAGTTACGAGCGCAGTTAGCTCAAGGCAACACGGCTGCACAGCAAGCGAAGATTGATAACCAGATTGATATCGCCCAGCAAGCGATTGATAACGGCGTTGACCCATCAATCTTTGGTGACTTTGACGAGGAAGGTTTAGCCGGTGGTATTCAAACACTGGTGCAGCAGCAGGTTGAACAGCAAGTTGAAGCGCGTCTCAAACAAGCGCTTGAGCCTATTGCGCAAAAGCAGCAGATTGATGAAACACAGCAACATTACGCAGCGATTTTACAAGCGCATCCCGATATCGAGTCCGTGGCGGAAAGCCAAGAATTCGCATCTTGGCGCGCATCGCAACCAAGCTATGCTCAGCAAGCCATTAACGGCGTGTTGAGCCAAGGCACAACGGATCAAGTAATCGAGCTGTTTAATCAGTTTAAAGGCAATGCGCAAACCGATGCACCAACACCTGCAGACATTAAGCAGGCGGCCAAAGCCAAACTAGACAGCGCACAGTCAGCAATCCCCGCAAGCCTGAGCGATATCGCAGGTGGGCAAGCTCACACTTCGCCCGATGAACAACTGGCAAACCTAGATGGCGTTGATATGTTGGCAGCGATGGAAAAAATGTCACCTGAACAAATTGAACGTATCTTAAACAAAACTTTATAAGGAGTGCCTTAGATGGCTACCGCAACACGCGCCCTAGCAGGCGATAAGAAAAACATGGTGCAACAAGCGGTTGGTTTATTTGCAACCCACATGCGCCGTAACTCTACGATGGCGCAGTTAACTGGCAAGATGCCAACCGCGACAGAAGCAGAAAATACCCTTCGCAAACAAACATCGACGTCTATGCCAATTGTCCGCGCCCAAGACTTGGGCAAAGGTAAAGGCGATGAGGTTGAATTTAACCTATTAAATCCGGTCAATGCTCAGCCTATCATGGGTAGTGAAATGGCAGAAGGTCGCGGCGTTGGCATGTCTTTTACCGTTGATCGTCTGAAAGTCAATCAAGCGCGCTTCCCGATTGACCTTGGCGATACCATGACTACATTGCGCTCGCCAGTTGATTACCGCCGTTTTGGTCGTCCCGTGGCACAAAGCTTGATGGACCGCTATATTGACCAATCATTGCTTGTTCACATGGCTGGAGACCGTGGCTATAACACCGCATTTGATTGGACAATTCCACTGGCATCCGACCCGAAGTTTAACGCTATCATGGTTAACCGCGTGTTGCCACCTTCT